ACAATTTCATCTAATGTTGCAACAAGTGTTCCGAGTGGTACAGTAGAATTCGCCGATTCATCGGTCACTCCAATTGGAAAAGCAGAAGGTGGTGTTGAATATGCTAATATGTCTCCACAATCATACAATGCAAATGCAGTTAATGCCGCAACAACAAAGGCATCCACTGCTCAATATAATGCAACCAAGCAAAACAACCCCACCAACATAAGTGCCCCCACCACAAATGTTCTCGGTGGTGGGGGCGGGGGCGAATCTGTTATGTTGTCTCCGACATCAAATCGGAATACAGAGCCTACATTCCGTGCTCTGCTATTTCAAGAATGTCCTTCACTCTAATCAGTCATCATCATCTGCTAACTTCTTGAAGTAGGCAAAGGCATCTTCGCCTTCATCTTCAGTCTTTGCTCCCTTTGCAGGAGCCTTCTTTGCCACCTTCTCTTCTCCAAAACTAGATGCTGCCATAGACTTCATCTTGCTACGAAAGTCCTCAGGCTGTGCTTCCTCTGCATTGACGGCAGAACCCTCTGCTGCGCCTCCCTTAAGAACCTGATCCATTCGACCCTTGAGTTCCTCATATGCCTTGAACTGATCAGGAGCAACAAAGGGCTGAAGAGGATACTGTGACTTCCACAGAGCCTCAAGACGCTTGTCATCGCCATCAAACACTTCCGACTGTGGCTGAAACGCACTCTTGTCATAAGAGACATAACCCGATTCAAGATGTGCCTTCAACTTGAAATTTGCGCCCTGCCAAAAATCAAACGGATTGAACTTTGTCTCATCTGGAGAAGCAGGGCTTGTTGCTTCCTGCAACTTATCAAAGATCTTCTTGCCAAACTTATACAGGAAAACCTTTCCTTCATTCTCACGATTAGATGGATCACTCACCACAAGGATATTGGCAATGTATGACAACTTGCGCTTACGATCACGCGCAATTCCCTTGTTCGATTCAATGCCACTGTTCCACAACTCTGTGTTTCCCTCACATACAGGACACTTCTTTCCAACGGTGGTTGGGCAATTCTCAATCATCCAACCGCCCTTGCCTTGGAATCCGTGGGAGAACAGTCGAACCCATGGAATGTCCTCTCCCTCTACAGGTGCAAGGAAACGAATGACTGCATATCCGTTTCCGCTCTTGTCTCGCTCAAGAGTCCAAAAGCGATCATCCTCATAACTACCCTTGGTATTGACCTTTGTCATTTCCTTAGAGAGGCGATCAATTGCGGACTGAGCATTCTTCTTCATACTTGAAAAACCTGACATGTTTTGTATCTCCTTGTGTTTGTTGTATAGTAAAACGATTTAGTCTATTGTATCACAAAATAACCACTTAGTCAAGGGGGAGTTTTGACCTTTTCCCGCCTTTTAGCATGTTTTTATTCTCAAACTCTGCTTTCAATTTTTCCCGAATTGGCTTGGTTACCAACTTTGCAACCGATTCAGGCTCAATTCCATGCTTTTCGCAAAGTTCAAGAATTGCATCGATGTATTGACCATCCTTGCGATCTCGACACAGTTCTTCGATCTCTTTGCTGAAAGTAGTTTCGATGTTAATTATTGATCCCATTATGGCATACTTTCTTCGTTAACATCGTTTGTCATTTGAATTGGCATTTCGTCAATCGTATCAACCCATCGAGCAATTCCTCGCTCAAATTCTTCGGCAGTTAGGAGAATTCCAATCTGTTCTCCCTTTTCCGTCATGAATCGAATGCAATGAAATCGTTCCTTTTGTGGGGGAACGATAGGTTCGAGCCTACGAGACAATGTAAATCCAAACCAATTAAGTATTTTTTTGAGCCAATTCATTAGCAATCTCCTGTACTTGCTTAAAGTTATATTTTTCCCAATACGAACGAATGACATTTGCCAAACCTTCGCGATAATCATTTCGGTGTTCGACAAACTCTTGTGACGAGCCGTCATCCGATACAATCAAAACAACAAGGTCTGTAATTCGCTGCCCTGTCCGTTCTTCCCACATATACGAATATGCAGTCGCCTGATGAAAGTAATTTGTGATCCAAGACTTCTTCTTTTTCTTTGAAGAGGTCTTGAAATCGATGATTGCAGGATTTCCATTATACTCTCCGATGCAATCTGTTCTTCCCGCAAGCATCAGATGATCAGACCATAAAGGTCGTTCGATTGCATAGATTTCTCCGATGTTTTTCATCATTGGCAGAAGTGCATCAAAACGCATTGAATCTTCTTCGCTTGTTGGGACAGTACCATCTGTCAGGTATTTCTCAGCAAGCAAGTGCATCTGATTTCCTCTTGCAATTGCCTTCTGAGAGGTCTCTAGATTCTTTGGATCTGTACGCCACTCTTTCCACTTCTCAGCATCTAGATGATTTACAACCGTGGTAACCGAAGGATACCACTTGTCCTTTGTTGGGGATTTATAGTATCGACCCACACCATCTGCTTCGACTGACGGCAAGAATTCTTTATCTGAGTTGATCATAATTAATAGTCTCTCATTCCATGTCTAGGATGTGCAGTTTTAATCTTTGAAATTACTTCTTTGAATCCGCTATCAGGACGAACAATACCAAGACGAACAGGATCAATAACAGGCGGTGCAGTCGGGATATACTGTTCGACTTTCTTCTCCCCACACTTGGGGCACGGAGTCTTGCATGGCTTGTCGTTGTCTTTCATTCGGAGGAATTCCTCGAATGTGTGTTGGCAAGCAAGGCAAATATAATCATAATTAGGCATAATATGTACTGTATTTATGTGGTATTAACAAACCAAGAAGGAGGGCTTGTTCTAGACCATTTGGCAAAACGCTTCTTTTCTCCGATATAGTAATTGCGATATGCCGTGACTGCATCATTTGTTTTATAATGCTCAGGCATTGCTTGTGCAAACGGAGACAATTGTCCTTGCCTGATATTCGCAGGTAAGGTAGAAAGATAATCATTGACTAGCCCACACATCGAATGCTTCTTAGAATACCGATCTGTGTATTCTTTCAGAAGACCCGTTGTATGTTGCCATAGCCACATGTAATTGTCACTGCCCTGCATTACCCATATTGTGCATGGGTGATTTACCATAGCAGGTAAACACAATTTTGCATCTCTAACAGTACAGGGATGTACCCAATGTTTGAGTTTTCGATTGGACTTTGAAATCCTAATGGTGGCATTACCATCCAACACACGATGTGCCGTTGATAGCATCTGTGCACTTTCTACTATCATTTTTACAACATGTTTGTCGCAAAGATCATGAGCAGCATCAAGTGGATTGGATTGTACTGCAAAAATATTCATAGGATTAGTCCATAAAGGAACCATTGCGCCACAGATGCCCCAATCGATGCATTAGAATATCCCATCCCAATCCAAGCCATGTGTCTGATTGATAACTACCTTCAGGACACTGCATGGAATATGTGATGGTAAGTACAGTTTTAGCCTTCGGGGTACGCTTCTTTGGAGTTGTCTTGGTCTTAGTCATTGTTGGATCCTCCCATTGATTCGACATTTTTTTCCTTTACCCAAAAAGTTTCAGGCCCCCATTCAGGGCTGTGGGTGGTTACTAGGTACTGCTTTCCCCAATTTGGGTGAACTTCAACACGCCGAACGATTGCAATTTTTTGCTCTTCGCGCAGCCATACCTTGATTTGTGGAGTAGTTTTATACGCTGTTTCGTTAGTGTCCATGAGATTAAACCTTGTAAAGAAGTTAAGATTAGTTACAGTATAGCACAAATTAAATCGGTGTCAAGTGGCATGCTAAATATAGGCGAGGTACATATTATGCCAACTACACTATCAATCCCTGAAGTCGTGAAGAAAATTTCGCAAACCGCAAAGAGCAAAGAAGATGTCATTCGAATGCTTAGAGAAAACAACAGTCATGCATTTAAACTGTTGCTTCAGTATGCATTCATCGATTCCTCTAAGTGGTATCGCCAAGATCTGCCGCCATACACCCCCGACAATGCACCCGAAGGACTTACTGTATCAAGTCTGTTCCAGGAAGTCAAAAGACTTTATATATTTAAAGAGTCCTACAACCTTCCAAAAGAACGCAAAGACATTTTGATGATTCAACTGTTGGAAGCGATTCATCCCGATGAGGCATTGATGGTCAAAGAACTGTTCAGTGGAACTTTCTATGGATACGGGATCAACAAGCAACTCGTAATTGATGCTTTCCCCGATATTACTGCTACGGTAGTTTCTTCTTAAATATTGCCATTGCATAC